AAAGTGTCCTTGCCAGAAATATATATCTCTACTAAGGTAAGCACCTAAGCAAGTTATAGCACTCCAGCGATGGAATAAAGTAGGACATTCTGTACCTGCACTGTATTGTAGATAAAGTGACAGGAAGTCATTATTGTTATCAGGCATACTAAATATTAGCTCTTCTTTTCTTTTTGTCTAAGTACCCATTCTTGAAACATAATTTCTAGTTCTTCTTCGCCTAAATAGATAGACTCCCATGAATCTCCTAGAAGTTCTTCCCAATTGCAACTATCAGAGCTTCGTCTATAAGTATTACCTTCTTTAGTTTCTATATGAAAATAGCTGTATCTATTTATTGTTTCTATAGTCTCTATGCTCATTCTGTCTCACTCCAGTATTTTGCAGGAATAAATTTATCTGTAGTTTTATCTATAATACCTTTCTTAATATCAGCAGGTACAGTAAAAGTTCTTATCTTATTATCATAACCTCTGATAGTAATAGGTATCTCCATATACTCCTTAACCATATCACATAGATATTCATGGTCTTCTCTGTATTGAAATAAGATACTATCATGTACTTGTGCACATAATTTAAAATTAGCTGCATGCTCAGGATGAATAGCTATCTTATGAAATACTCTCTGCCAAGCCTTATTAAGAGTTTGAGCATTTAATGATTGAGGAGAATGTGATATATATGAATTTAATTGCATCTTAGATTTAGTTGGATCTCCGAAACAATAACGAGTCCACTTAGGTATATGAGGTATAAATCTTTCATAATCTTCATCTGATAATTTATTAAAAGAGCTTCCTTCTACATTATAATGATAAGCTTGAGAAACTAACATATGAGTGCGAGTTATCTCACTCTTAATACCTTCATACATAGTACCTTTAATTCCAGGGTACGTCTTATGAAATGTAGCTAATAGATGTTCAGCTATTTCTTTATACCCCCAATGCTTAGGAAGATTTAATAATTTCCTAGCTTCTAATATCTTTTCTTCTCCCATAGTTTCAATAAGGATATAAGCTCCCATATTGTAATTAGCTCCATGATTAACTCTCTTAGCTATATCAATTACTTTCTTATCTAATCTAGTTTTAGTAACTACATCAAAGAGTTTTTCAAATGGGATACCAAAGAAGTTAGAACAGTTTTGTGAATGGAAGTCTGGAGAGTGTTCTACTGCCTTTATAAGCTTTTCATCTCCTGATAGATAAGCAGTATCTCTACTCTCAGCTTGCTCTAAATCTACTTCAGCAAAGAAGAATCCATCATCTGCTATATAAGTCTGCTTAACTAACTTACCTCGCGGCTGATTCTGAAGTTGTAATCCAGTCCAGAAGTGATGCTCAGTGGAAGCTAATCTTGATGAATCAGTTCCATGAGGGTTAAGTGCACATAAGATTCTACCTTTAAACTCCTTAGCTTTAGCTCCTACAGTAAGATAAGTAGACTTAAGCTTACGAGCCTTTCTTATTTTAATAATTGGACCAAGAATCCTAGCATTAAGAGGGTGCCGGAATCTTGCTTTAGTTATATTCTTTTCATCTGATGAAGTTAAATCCTTACATCCTAAGATATGCATAAGTTGTAATACTTGCTTAGGAGATCCAGGATTAAAGTTAGGTTCACCTATCATAGTACGTAATGAAGTTGTAAGATCTTCATCTATCTTATCTTGTTCCTGTCTTACTTTTTCTAGTCTAGACATATCTCTTTTTATGCCTGTCATTTCAGCTAGATGACAAGGAAATACATTAGGAAACTCTAGAAGGTAATTATCCTTAGCCCAAATAGGAGCTTCAAGTATCCAAGTAATAGCACAGAATCCAGTAGCATAAGTATCAATAGCGTTATAATGATAGTATTCATGTAAGTCTGTAGTATTAGCCATATCTTTCCAGTAACGAGACTCACGTACATAGAAAGAATTCAGAGAGCCAAGATCTTTTGGAAGTTCTGAGTACCATGAATGGTGCATATTTACTGTATCATATAAGTAATTATATACTGGTGCGCCATATCTTGTAAGATAGGCTATATCATATTTACCGTTTTGAAATACTTTAGGAGGCTTTAAATGCCAGCATAACTTACGAAGCCATGTTAATGCAAATGAAGAGGTAAGAGGAAGAACAATAGCGTGAGCTGTTATAGTTCCATCAGGTTCTGCATAGAAGCCACAAAAAGATATACATCTAATCTGTGCATGCTCTCTAAGAGTTTCTATATCTACTGCTATAATGAAAGCTTTCTGTAGCTTACTGTACTCTTCTTCTATATTCTCAGGATAAGCTACATTCCAAGTAAAAGGAATAGGATCAAGCCACTTATCTTTTCTTACAATCTTATCACAATATCTACGGAGTAAGAATCTTCCATAAGGTACAGTCTGTGTTTGCTTGAGAGGAGGTACAAAGACTACTTCAATGCCATCTAAATTAAAAAGACTGCCCGCATAATTCGCTAATGAAGGAGCTTTGCGTTCAGTCCAATTTAATAGCTTAGATAATAATGGAATTGAGGTAGTTATGATACCAGTAACATTTCTTGGCTTACAGTATAATTTAATCTCAGTAAGAGTTGTTACTTTATCTAAACGTAAGAAACAAGTAGCTCCTCCTACTGAAGATTTCAAAGCTCCTAGATAAGGAGAATCGTCTTGAGTTCCATAGAAACATAAGTTTTGTGTAGTCATTTTATTGCTCTTCATTCATCTAAATTATACTCTTCTAAATCAATTATAGTATTTATTTGTTCTTCTACTTCACAAATAGCATCATCCCATCCAGCTTCATAGACGTTTAATTCATTCGTGTGTCCACCAGCTTCAGCTAGGATAACTTTAATGTCTTTAAAAGCAGAAATTCTACCTTCTTTATAATCTTCTGAATTAGACATGATATTTTCTCCTATAAAAGAAAAGAGCCTCCCTCAACTACTATAAAATAGAGAGGGAGACAATAGAGCTATACCTTATACAAACATCAATTCCTTAATATTCATGTAAGGCTTTTCTTTATCTTCCTTGTTAGCTTTATAAGCTGTTACAATTACACATTCCAAGTTCTTGGTCTGTTCAACAATCTCACGATTGCTACGAGTACCAAGCATCTCACCAATGGGAGCTGCAATAAGCTTAAAAGCTCCAGCACCAAACTCGTTATCAAGATGATAAAGAACAGAAGCTACGGCTCCAGGAGTAGGAGCAACATCTCTTGTAGGTTCAGCCAATTCCAGAGTTTCAATCATCTTGCAAGCGCCTTCTACGCAAGGATGTCCATTAACTTCTTTTGTATCAAAGGTAAATAGAATCTTGTGAACGCCAGGAGGATATGCTTTGAACTCAGGAAGGTCTGCAATATCATCAAGAGTTTGGTCAAGAAGTGCATTCATATTAGTCATGTTATATATCCTTTATATAAGTTAAGTAAGTATTGATTGATGTATTATATATTCATATGTATAGCTATATGTATATATATAAATGTATTGGAGCGTTGCTATCTAATTGGGAGCAACCAATTAGAGCTACAGTAGGTGCTACCAGAACCTATTCCTCTTGGAGGGAGAAGGAATTCTATCACTTATTAATTCTAGCTTTAAGTCTAGCTAGAGTATCTGAAGCTGAACTACTCCCTGCTGCAACTGAGGAAGAAGTAGTAAGTACTTTCTTCTTATCAGGAGCAGGAGTTGTAGATGTAGCAGGTACAACTTCAGGTTTAAAGATTGAAAGTAAAGTTGCATCTGGAGTATCTTCTAATTTTACTCCTGACCTTGAGCCTGTTTTAATAAGAGTTGAATAGGAAGTTGAAGATGCAAAGATATGTTTCTTATTCTTAATCTCTGCGTATATGCAATGGTCAAAAAATTTAGCTACATTAGCTGAAAAGTTTCTGGAGCCAGCAACAGGAGTAAGCATACTCTTTCCATCCTGCTGTTCAGACTCAACTACGTGAGATATAACTATTCTTTTATAAGGTGCATTTTGAATATGAGAAAAGAATATATCCATAAGCTTTCCAAGATTTCCCCAGTCATCACGCTGTAATTTATAATCATCAGGCTGGTTCTTAGTTATATTAGATATCGCTGAGCTTGTAAGCTGAGTAGCTGAATCATATATTACAATAGTGTCAGGAGGTAAATTATTTACATCTACATCTATGAAATATTTAGAATGTACATCATGATGTTGATCTTCTTCTACTGTTTTACACTCAGCAAGTTCAGCTCTTTTACAGATAGCACAACCTACTTTTCCGTGAGCTTCGCATATTGATACAGGGCCTTTAATTAATTTAAGCACTGTTTCAATAGCTATAGGATATGAACTGTCATCAGGTAGTATTACAGTTTCTATATTACTCTGCCATTCTTCAGGAAG